ATTAACTGCTTAGGAATATTAGATAACGCTGCTATTGTTTCAGTTGCTTCTTCAGTCTTTGTACCTGTTTCAAAATCAATAAGTTTTAACCACTTCTCTAGAGTTACATCTTCCCAACTACTGATAAGTTTAAACTCTTTTACCTTGCCTTCTTTTTTAACTTTTACTTTCATCTGTTATATAATAGAAATTTCTTGTTTTTAGTTTAACACCTCAATTGTTAATAACTTTGGTAATAATTCTGTTAATTATTGTATGAATTAAAAAAAGCTGTATATTTGCATTATGAAAACTACAATAACGGTATCGTACAGGTTCAAAGGCAAAAACCTAGTTTCAACAAAAACTACATCAGACGAAAGCTACACTCCTCAATATATAGAAATTTGTGAAGAAGAAATTGAGCAAAATATAAGAGAAAGTATTTTAGATGAATGTCTAGGTTGGGAGAAAGCACAAAACAAAGAGCATAAAATTCTAGCTGATTTTGAAAAGAATAAAGTAATACAAATAACTAAATAACCTTTACTGCACATAATACTTCCCTGCGTTTGGATTGTCTAGGTGGTAAATAACATTATACCTAACTCCGTCTATTGCGTGATTAAATGAATCATGATATAATTTCGAGCCTTTGTCAGCATATATGTAGTTATTCAATTCTTTAGCTATGTTAGTACTTTCAGGTGTTATGATTAATTCATAATCTTGCATACGAGTTATACCACTTTCAATAGTTCCTTTTTTTACAGGCTTGATATTTACTCCTAAATGTCTGAGGTCTGCTATTAGTCTTGGCTCTGCACTATCACCGATAATTAAAGTTTGTCCTACTTTGTCTAAAATAATCTTAGCTAACTCATTTGACTTTAATCCGTTCTTATAGATATGTTCTTTTAAATATATCTTACGTTTTCTTTTGTCAATAGCTACTTCTGTAAGGCTGTCAGGGTCAACACTAAAGCCAAAGTCCATACCGCAAGAAGTTTGTAAGCCATCAGGATTAAATTCTCCTATGCTCCAATTGGAAAACACGACACCATCGGCACGATCTAACCACCCCCCTAAAATTTTGTGTTGATACTTTTTAAAGTTTCTATGCTTTATGCTCTTAATACGCTCTAGGAAGCTCTGAGAGAGGTTTAATATATTATCTAGGTAACTAGTATGTATGTAGCATACATTGTCCTTAAAGCCATTAAAACCGCCTTCAACTCCTTTATCTTCAAAAAAGCGTTTGTATATCCAATGTTCTTTAGTAACAGGGTTTAATATTAATACTACTCTATTGTGTATGTTCTTTTCTCTTATGCTTAAGTCAATAGTGTCAAAGATATTCTCATCAACAAGTTCTTCAGCTTCATCTAATACCCAAGTGCTTATTCCCTGCAAAGACTTTAGACTAGCTGTTTGGTTTCCTGCTGAGGTTCTAATACCTCTAAATAAAATGTCTGATTGATTGCTTGTATTTACTACTTCTGATTTATTAATACTAAAGACCTCATCAAATCCTAACAGCCCAATCTTTTCCAAGAACTCAGGAATAATTGATAAATGAGCTGAAGTCATTGTAAAACGGGTAAAGAGTATTCTTATCCCTTTAGTCATTGTAAGTAAAGTTAAAAAGACTGTTACAGCAAAAGACTTGCCCGAACCTCTACCGCCTGTAATTATAAAGTAACGAGCATCAGAAGAAAATAAAGGATTGTATTTCTTATTCAGTATCAGTTTCAACAAATGTTATTACAGGCATATTAATAGCTTTATCGCCTGAAGTTATATCTACTCTGTTTGTTTCATTCCAACCTAACCTAGTCTTAGCAGCGTGTATTACAACTGATGGCACTTTGTCTTTTACACATTCATAATACTTTGACTTAATAAAGTCTTGCTGTATGTTTTCTATTTCTTCAACCTTAGCTGCAAATTCCTCATCTTCTTTTAGCCACTTATAAAAGTTTGTTCTGCTTAGGTCTGTTGCTTTTAAAGCTGTTGTTATTACTCCTAAAGAACTTTCTAAAGCTTTAAGTAATCTTTCTTTGTTAATCTTTGTTCTATTCTGTTCCATTTTTAATATATGTAAATGACGCTGTTATTCTACTTGATGTAGAAGTTTTTGCTAATTCTTTATTTGTATGTTTACCTTTCCGCCCAAAAAATGAACACTTCCAATTTAGATGATTTTTCAAAGAAAAAATTAAACTTGGTGCTGATGTTGTTATACTTAATTTATAATTATCATTAGTATATTTTTTCGCTATAAAATCTAATAATCTAAATCCTATTCCTATTCCTTGAAAATCAGGCATAACTACTAACCTATGTATTCTTTTTAAATTTTTAATTCTATGAGGCTGATGTATTACACTAATAAAAGCTGCTATTTGTTCATTTACATAAGCTACATAAGTATGAGCAGCGTTATTATGACTATGACTTAAATAGTGGTGCTTAGCAAACATTTTCCAAATTGTTTTATCTCTTGTTTTGAATATTTCAAAGTTAATTTTTGGTCTATTTTTTTTTTGCCCTTCAAGTATTTGAAAGGTCATACTATCTGTATTAAAAATCCAATCAGGCAAAAGCCAATCTTGCACATCATTATGACAAGTAACTGCTATAAATTGTTTATTTGATTTCCTAATAGCTTTTTGCATTGCATAAGAACCTATCCTAGCTACATTTCTATCAACTACTGAAGTAAATTCATCAAATACTATTAATTCATCATTTCTAAGCAAAGCGTTAGCTAAATCTACTCTCATTTTTTGCCCATTAGATAAAACTGAATAAGGCTTTAACCAACTAGGAGGAGAACTAAACCCTACACTATTAAATATTTTTGTTATATCATCTACTGAAGATGTTTCAGGCATATCATCTAAAATAGTTTCGGCTTTGTATTCAAAATTAGTGATATAAGCATTTTCAAATAATTCTTTAGCTATTGTAGTTTTTCCTGTTCCACTACTTCCCACAATCAAACCTATTTGCCAATCATCTTGAAAATTTATATTTCCTTTAAAATGTTCTTTTATGTGTTCAGTTTGTAAATCAAATTTACCCATAACTGAAGCAACTCTAAATGTTTTTTTTGGTTTACTTTCTCTTAAAATGTTAAAATTCGGCATACATATCCTTTATTGGTTAATTCTTTAAATATTTTTTCTTGTTCTTTTTCTGATTTTAATTCTATTTCTATTCTATATTCTGCAGATATATTATCTGACATATCTTGCGGCTCGTTTTTTTGTTCATCATCTTCATTTTGCCATACATCTAAACCCCATTCAGCAAGTTGTACGCTATCCCATTCATTCGCTAACATATCCCATTCCCATTCACCAAATCCTACATTGTCTTTAACTATAAATTCTTTCTTTTGTTCTTCAGTAAGTCCTTCAGCTACTTCAATCCATACTTCCTTAAGTCCTGCTTCTTTACTTGCCTTTAATCGCATATTGCCACCTAATACAATAAAGTCCTCATCAACTACAATAGGTCTAAGCTTTAACATTTCAGGAAATTCCTGTATTGACTTGACTAGCTTTTTAAACTTATCGTTTTTTATTACTCTTGGATTGTTAGGGTTTCCCTTTACTTTACTTATCTTAACTTGTTGTTTCATAATGTAGTGTCTTAGTATATAATAGAATTTTTGTTAATTTATTTTATTCGGTCTTGCTTCTTATCTTTTCTGTTGCTCCTTCCCAAAGTTTATCTCGTTTCATACTTAGAGTAGGTTCTGTTCTTTTAAGGCTAGGCATACCGTCTGTTGGTTTGCTATCCATATACTTGCCACAACTGCATTGAGCTTCTTTGCATACCCATTTTTTATCTCTTAGGACTATTGTAGCCTTTCCTATTTCCATAGTGTTTCCACATTCACAACTATACAGCGTCATTATGTAATCTGTCTAGTTCAAAGTGTAAATGGTTTATTGCTTTCTGTATATCTTGTTCAGCAGGGTTACCTTCTTTTTTACCTGCTCTTAACAAATAACTGATTGCAGTTCCTATGTTGTAGCTATCAGGTTGGAAGTCCTCTACTACTTTTCTTGCTGAATAACCGTACTTCTTTCCTGAGTAGTAACTTGGTTCAGGTGTTGCTTTATAGTCTAAGTCTATTGGCATATTTTCTAGGTTTTTAATTAGTTTCTCGTTCTGTGTCATTTGTTAATAGTTTTAAAAGTTGGTGCGGTGTATAAATTCTGCTATCACCTGAGTAGTTTTCAAAAATACAAGTAAAATTATCGTTCTCCCAAGTCCAAAGACTTCTGACATTCTTTTTAACGTGGTTGTTTAATACCCATTTAATTGTTTTGTAAGTTCTATTTGTATTCATTATATAGTTTTTTTATTCCATCAAAGCAAGTTGATATACAAGAACCGCAGTTAGTTCTAGGACTGTAGTTAGTGTTGTATATTGTATTATATGTTTCAATCATTCTCTTTTTAGCTGCTTGGTCTTTTGCTCTACCTGTTTTTAAGTCTTTCCACATATCTAATATTTCATCAACTATTTCCTGCGGTAAACTTTCAGGAGTTTCTACTTCAGTTGTTTTATCCCAATATTTCTGAGGACAAGACTGACTGCTAATTCTTGACTTCACTTTCATAAAGCATTTACAAATTGTGCAATTTCCTGTAGGTTTAAAATAATAAACACAAGACTTACAAATAGTAATCCTATCTTCATAAATTTCATTAGGTACAAAAAACTTATTCATTTTTTTTCTTCTTCCTTTTTTTAACGATTATTG